AAAGTTTTTGGTGGTTTCAGAGCGTCAGGAGGTCCAGTAGCAGCTAATAAATCTTTTATCGTGGGCGAAAAAGGACCAGAGATTTTGACAATGGGTTCTAGAGGTGGATTTATTACACCAAATAACAAAATTGGTGGAGGTGGAACGACTAATAATATTGTGGTAAACGTAGATGCTTCTGGATCGTCTGTTGAAGGTGGTGAGCAACAAGGCCAAGCACTTGGACAACTTATTGCTTCTGTGGTACAAACTACAATAATACAAGAACAAAGAGCAGGGGGTTTATTAAATAGATAATGGCAACTTTCCCTTCAATACAACCGACATATTCTGGTTTTAGAAAAACCAGCAAACCAAAAGTCAGAGTTTCAAGACTGGGTGATGGCTATGAGTTTAGAGCTTTGTATGGACTACCTTTGACACAAGATCCAAAAGTATATAATCTTACTTTTAATGTCTCTGAAGAGCAGTCAGATATCATAGAAGCTTTTTTAAGAAGTAGGGTAAATGATCAGGCAAGTTTTACGTTTACTCCAACTGGAGAGGGGTTTACAAAAACAGGTAATTATAGTCAATTAACTACAACAGCAACAATAACTGTTCCTAATCATGGACTTGCAATAGGAGATGTTATAAATATTAGTTACACATCTACTACTGATCCCGCAGGCAATCCACCTAGCGGGTCTTTACCAGTTGTTGTTAAATCTGTTGTTAATGATAATGTGTTTTCAGTTTTTACAACTAATAATGCAACTGACTCTGGTACTGTTTCAATTACGCTTTCTGGTGCAGGACAATATGTCTGTGATTCTTGGACGAAACAAATTCCCTACTTAAACAGAGCAATTATAAATTGTACTTTTAGAGAAGTATTTGAGCCATAATGGGAAACCCTGTATCAGAACTACAACAGCTTACTAATAAATCAATTATTGAGTTATTTTCTGTTGAATTACAACCTGACTTACATTATACGAAATCTGCAAAAACAGCACAATATACACAGAGTGGTACAGACATACAAATAAATTTAACTGCTCATGGTTTTTCTGTTGGATTAATTTTAAGTCTTAATTTTGTAACAGGCGGTGCTGCTGATGGAATATATACTATTAAAACAGTTGCAACTGATGGCAATAGCTTTACTGTAAAAGCTTTAACTTCTGCTTCAATAACAGGCACTCATGATGTAACTTTTAATGTAAATACAAATCTTTCAAATCCTACTGTTTACCTTTTTCACTCTGGTGTTAATATGAGCAATCAAAATATAGTTTGGCAGTCTAATACCTACACTAAATTTCCATGTCAGGCTAAAGGTTTTAAATATTCTGGTAAAGGTACACTTCCAAGACCTATTATTTCTTTCTCAAATGTTTTAGGTAGTATTACAGATATTATAGAGCTTGCTAATAAAACCACACCTTTTTCTGATTTACAAAATGCAAAGGTAATAAGAAGACGTACTTTATCTAGATTTCTTGATGAAGAAAATTTTCCTTCAAATATAAATCCATATAAAGTAAATAATGTTGATCCAACTGCTGAGTTTCCTAGAGAAATTTACTTTATTGATAAAAAAACAGTAGAGAATAAGGATATTGTACAATTTGAAATGGTAAGTAGTTTTGATCTTCCAAATATCAATGCACCTAAAAAATTAGTTACGCATGATGACTTTTCTGGTGTAGGGAGGTTTGTTAATTTTTAATTATGTCTTGGCAAAATGATTTCATAAAATATGCAGAAAATTATTCTCCTAATGAGGCTTGTGGTTTATTTGCCATAATAGAAGGCAAAGAAAAATTTTGGCCTTGTAAAAATTTAGCAAAAGGTAAACATCAATTTTTTATAATTGACCCAGATGATTGGGCAAGTTGTGAAGATGCTGGTGAAATATTAGGTGTTGTTCATAGCCATCCTGTTGGTGCCTCAACTCCTTCCGATGCAGATAAAGCTTCTTGTGAGCATCTTGGATTTCCATATTATATTTATAGTGTTAAACACAAAAGCTGGAACAAATTAGAACCCTCAGGATGGAAAACCCCATCTCTTATAGGACGTAAATGGATTTGGGGAAAACATGATTGTTGGAGTGTTATTAGTGATTGGTATTATGAAACAAAAAATATAAAACTAATAGAATGGAAAAGACCAAAAACAATTAAAGAGCATGCACAACAACCTGAGTTTGAAAAAGCTTTACCAATTTTAGGATTTAAAAAATATAGCTCCACTAGTAAACTTGAAACTGGAGATGTTTTATTATTTGAAGGTAGAAAAAATTCATATAACCATGCTGCTTTATATCTTGGAGACATGATGATTTTACATCACAGCATTAATAAGTTAAGTTGTAGAGAGGTTTTTAATTTAAGTCATCAGAAACAACTAAGAGGTATTTATAGATATGAATCTTAGAAAAATAAAAGTTTATGGCAAATTAAGGCAGTTTTTAGGCAAATCAACATTTGAAGCTGCTGTTAATACACCACAACAGGCATGCAATTTTATAAAAGCAAATTTTGATGGTGTAGAAAAACACATGAATAAACAATTTTATAAAGTAAAAATGGGCGGGCAAACTATAACTAAAGATTTGTTAAATTGCACAGGACAAGGGGATATACAAATAATTCCAATAGCTGTTGGTTCTGATTTCTTTTTTGATCTTGTAGAAGATGCATTTAATTTTACAGTAGATCTTTTTGTTGATTATGGGTTGCCTATTCTTGGCTATATTTACGGAGGCCCTATTGGGGGTTACTTAGGTAGTTTAGCTAGTAATGCTTTGTCTGGTGATCGTGGCACTACCAACAACTCACAAGTATCTCAAATAGATCCAGCAATTAGAGCTTCCTATTCTTTTAGTGGTATTCAAAACGTGAGTACCAGTGGTGTTCCAGTCCCAATTTTATATGGACTGGTTTATAGCGGATCTATTATTATAAGTGCAGGCTCCGATTCTGCCCAACTTGTAAAAAAAGTAACTTAAATGGTTAGACTTGTTGACGATCAATTATTTGGTGATTCAGGTAAGATCCAAGATGAAAATCTTATTGAAGGTGCATTAAGAAGTAAAACTTTTGCAACTGTTGTTGATTTATTAGGTTATGGAGAGATTGAAGGAATTTTAGATGAAGGTGGAGATGGTACTGATACTTTTCGTAAAAATGTTTTTTTAGATAAAACTCCTTTATTAAATGCTGTTGGGACAGAAAATTTTCAAGATGTCACTGTTGAACAAAGAACTGGATTATCAAATCAACCAAAAGTGCAGATGGTTAATGCAACTGAAATAAATTTAGGTGGTCAATTCCCAAAAGAAATTACAAAAAGTGCTTCTGTTACAGAAACAATAACAAACACTTCTATTGATAAAATAAGAGTTACTATTCAAATCCCTCAACTGCAAGAATTTACAGATAATGGTGGTATTAGTAAACAACAGGTGCAGATAACAATAAAAATTACAGAAAGTAATGGTAATGTGCGTACACCAGTAACAGAAGATGATCCTGAATCTATTATTGAAGGAAAAGTAAGTAATAATTTTTTAAAAGATTATGAAATAAAATTTGATCCTGATATTAATCTTAATTTTCCCTTGTCTGTTACTGTCACAAGAGTGACTGCTGATAGTTCAGATCAAAATAAGATACGAAATAAAACTTTTTTAGCTGGTATCACACAAATAATAACCGAAACAAATCAATATAATAATTTTGCCTATGTAGCTACAAGGTTTAATGCAGAAACCTTTAGAAGCTATCCAAGGCGTATGTTTCGGGTCAAGGGTACCAAGATTCGTATCCCTGCTCCTTATACCGCTGATGGAGTAACACTTACCCCACAGGCTGATACTAATAATGGCAGGATAATTTACCCAGACGGTTATATTTTCCAAGGTGTTTTAACAACAACAAAGGTTTGGTCTAGTGACCCAGCTTTTGTACTTTTTGATTTACTTACAACAGACAAAGGATTTGGTGGCCCAGATGGAATAATTAAGGAGGAGAACTTAGATTTGTTTTCTTTCTTTGAAGCTTCTAAATATTCAAGTGCTTTAATTACTGATCCGATAACAAAGACCACAGAACCACGTTTTTCTACAAATATAATTTTAAATCAAAGAAGGGATGCTTATTCTTTGATATCTGATTTATGTAGTGTGATGAGAGCAGAGGCATTTTATAGTAATGGCAGCTTATCGATTGTTCAAGACAGACCAACAAACACAGCGACAAATACCTCAGATCCTCAATATATATTTAATAATTCAAATATTAGTGAACAGGGTTTTTCTTATTCAACTGTTGGACAGAAAACAAAATTCACTGAAGTAGAAGTTTCATATTTTAATAATGATACACAAGATTTAGATTTTGAATATGTCAGTGCTAATCAAATAAAGTCGTTATTTGGTTATACGACAAGATTCGGAAATATTAGAAAAACACTAAAAACTTTTGCTTGCACTTCAAGAGGTCAGGCAAATCGTTTTGGAAGATGGTTTTTATATACAAATTTAAAAGAAACTCAAATCTGTAGCTTTACTGCAACATTAGAAGCTGGAGTATATATTAGACCATCTACAATTATAGGTATAGCTGATAGTTTAAAAGCTGGTATTAGGAGAGGAGGTCGAATAAATTCAGTTAATGATAGTCAAGGTGATGGTAATATAGATCAGATAATTGTTGATGATGCAAACAATACAGATTTAGCTGATAGTAATAATGCAAAACTTTCTGTTGTACTTTCCAACATAAAAGAAATTGATGCTAATACAAAACAAAATACAATGATTGAAACTAGAGATATCAGTAGTATTTCAGGAAGAACAATCACTGTTACATCACCTTTTACATCAACAGCAGAATTAAAACCACAAGCAAATAGTGTATGGGCTATTGAAAATACAGACGTTGAGTTTCAAACATATAGAGTTATCAGTGTTGAAGAAGAAAATCATTGTGAATATAAAATAACTGCAATAATTCACGACACAAATAAATACGCACAAGTTGAAGATCCAGAAATTGCTGCAAATCCAAGAAATATTAGAACTCTTATTGATGAAAAACCAAGTCCAAGTCTTTTAGAAGCGGAAGAAAGAATAATTGTATTAAATGATAGAGCGGTATCAGCAATTTTCGTTACATGGCAACCAGTTCAAGGCGTAAAAGAATATTATTTAGAATTTGTAGGGCCAAATGATAATCCGCAGACATTAAGAGTAACAAGGCCAGATTTTACATTAAAAGAATCAGAGTTAGGTCAATATACATTTAAGGTTAAATCTATTAATGCTTTAGGTGTTATGAGTTCAACAACTTCTTCTGTAAGTTTAAAAACTTTTGGCAAAACAGCACTACCAAATAATATTCAAAATTTAGGAATAGAAACAATATCAGATAAATTAGTTAGATTGCGTTTTGATCAATCCACAGATGTTGATGTCTTGCATGGAGGAACAGTTGTTATAAGAGCTAGTAATATTACAGATGGTACAGGAAGTTTTAGTAATTCTACAACTATAAAAGAAGTTAGTGGTAACAGCACCGAGGCTGAAGTGCCAAACATAATTTCTGGTGAATATGTTTTAAAGTTTAAAGATGACGGTAATAGATTAAGTGCTGGAGAAACTTCTGTAATCTATAACAGTCCAGATGTTTTTCCTAAATTAGTTGTTTTTAATAATAGAGAAGATACACAAAGCACACCTTTTTCTGGAACTAAAACAAATTGTTCTTTTAACTCTACAAAAAATGGTTTAGTTTTAAATGGTTCTACAGGTGAATATTTTTTTAATACACCATTAGATCTTGGAAGTGTAAATTCTGTAAATTTAAAAAGACATCTTATCACTGAAGGTTTTTATTCAAGCACTAATTTTGACAGTAGAACAGCTTTAATTGATACGTGGACAAGCTTTGATCAGATAACAGCAGTAGATGTTGATGCAACATTATTAGTTGCCACAAGTGATGGAGATCCAACTCAAACAGATAATGCAACATATTCTCATGGAGCCTCAGGAGATCAGCCTTCTAAAGTTTTAACTATACGTAGAAATAATCATGGTTTAAAACAAGGTGATATGATATATATTAATTTTACAAGTGGTCTTTTTCAAAACAATACAACTTTAGGTGGTTCAGATAGACAATATCAAGTTGTGGCAATGGACGATGACAACAAGTTCTATGTAAGTGCAACTGCTATAATAGTAGCAATATCAAATGCTATTAATAATCAGCTTAATGTTAATGGTAATTGCACAATAAGTAAGGCGTTTACAAGATTTAATACTTTTGTAAATGGTTCTTTTGTTGCAAGAGCTTTTAAATTTAAAATAAAAATGGAATCAAAAGACCCTGCACAATCAATAGTGATAAAACAATTAGGTTATTTAGCGGATATGGAATCTAGAACAGAAACAAGTTTAGGTAATGCAGGGGCTGTAAATGGTGAAAGTTTTATTGTATCTGGAAATACAACAAAATCTGTTTTATTCACTAATAGTTTTTTTACAGGACAGGCTAATACAAATGTTGCTGCTTTTTCTGTTTTGCCTTCAATTGGAATTACAATAGAAAATGCACAATCAGGTGACTACTTTTCGCTTTCATCTATAACTGGTAGTGGTTTTTCTATAGATATAAAAAATGGAACAAATAATGTGTCTAGAAATTTTAAATATACTGCAACAGGTTTTGGGCGCGTAAGTTAGATATAATGTAATGTATATTCAATATTAAAAGATAAAAATGGCTCAAGATCCGATAGTAGACGGAAAAGGTAACTATGTAATTGATGATGGAACGGGAGCACAAGTTAGGACACGAATAAATACTACATTACAAGCAATTGCTACAAATAATTCTGGATCTGAGGCACCTCCCGCAAATAATCATCAATGGTTTGCTAATACGAATACAAATAAATTGTGTTATAAAGATGCTAGTACTGGGAATAATGCGACAACAAATTATTTTAATCTAGCCAATCTTGATGGTGGTCTTTCTGTAGATCAAACTAGTACTTTTAATGGTGATGTAATTTTTAAAGGAACAAACGGCACAACAGATATTACTTTTGACGCTAGTATTGTCAATGGTGCTGGTGGCTTTAAATTCAAAGATTTTGCAACAATTAGATTAGGAACTGATGAAGATTTTATTATTTCCCATTTTCAGGGATTAAATTTATTTTCATCCCAAACAGATATACAAACATTTTTTACAGCAAGAACATCAAATTCTAATCTGGCTTGTTATACATTACAAACACAAGACAGTTCTGGTACGGATGTTGCGTATGAAGCTTATGTAAATGGTCATCAAGAATTACATTTTAATGGATCAGAAAAGTTTAGAACCACTGCAAATGGTATTACTGTCACAGGATCAGTTACTACTCAAGATATAGATATGTCAAATTTAAATTCTAAACCTAATGAAGTTGATAATACACAAGGTAGTTGGTCAATACAGGAAGGGTCAAATGATCTATTCCTTATAAACAGAGTTAGTGGTAAAAAATATAAATTTAATCTTACTGAAGTTTAATAAAATATAATTTTATTTTTTTTATTTAGAACTGATATACTTGGTTTATATCTGTAAATATAAATGCCTAACGCTCCAGCAGTTTTTGATTTTGAAGTTAATAGGAGGTCAACAGTACCCCTAGAAATAACTTTTAAAACAGATGGTGTACCAGTTAATATTACAGGTTATACTTTTGCTGGATCAGTATTTAATAAAGAAAGGACGCAAAATTTTGGAAATTTTTCAGTTACTTATGTAAATAGATCACAAGGTAAATTATTATTTAAACTGACACCAGCACAAACCGAAGGTTTTTCATTGAACGAGTTAGAGTACGACATAAAGTACAAACAACCAAACAATGATGAATTTTATCTACTAGAAGGTACAATATTTGTAAGTGAAGGCTATACGGTAATCTCATGACTTCAGTAAATATAAGCACAACAAAAAATACTGTTGAAGTTATTGATGCGACCACAAATGTTATTGAAGTCTCTACAACTGGTCCACAAGGTCCTGCCATCCCTGATGGTAATAAAGGTGATATTACGGTTAGCGATAATGGCGATAATATTGTTATAAATTCAGATGTTGTCACCTACGACAAGATACAGGATTTAACTACGGCCAACAGAGTTTTGGGTGGTTCTGCTGCTGGTACGTTAGGAGAAGTGCAGATAACAGATGCGATGGTTGCCTCTGCTGCTGATATAAATGGCTCTAAGTTGTTAAATGATTCCGTTCCACTAACTAAGCTTGGAAGTGGAGCTTTGCCTAGTGATATAACGATAGCGACTGAAAATATACCTGATTTTACTATTGTTAATGCGGATGTAAGTGCCAGTGCTGCTATTTCAGGTTCAAAGATCACTCCTGATTTTGGTAGTCAATCCATAATCTCTACAGGAAATATTAGTGGTGCTGTTGTTACTGGTACTAGTTTTAGTGGTGATGGTGCAAGTATCACAAATATTAATGCAGCCAATATCTCTACAGGTCAGATAAATTCTGCAAGAGTACCCACACTGAATCAAAATACTACTGGATCGGCTGCGAAGCTTACCACTGCAAGAACTATTGCTGGTGTTAGTTTTGATGGTTCTGCCAATATTGATATTTCCTATGCAAACTTAACTAATAAGTTAACTGTAGGTGACGGTGGATTAACACAGAATAATTTTACGAATACGCTGAAAACTAAATTAGACGGTATTGAGAGTGGAGCGACAGCAGACCAGACAGCTAGTGAAATAAAGACATTACTTCAGTCTGACAAATTAACTGTTGATGAAATAGCTGATGGTCAAATTAATTCAGCAAAAATTGTTAATGGATCTATTGTTAACGTTGATATTAACGCAAGTGCTGGTATTTCTATATCAAAACTAGGTGTTTTAAGTGCAAATACATTAGTTGGTAGAAGAGTAAGCAATGGCACTCCTCAAGAATTAACAGCATCACAAGTAAGAACGATATTAAATGTTGAAAATGGTGCAACTGGTGATCAAACCGCAAGTGAAATTTTAACTTTATTATCTGATCAGGATATCGCTACAACAGGAACTTTAGGTAGTGGCAATATTACTATTACTGGAAGTCAACCGGCTTTAAAATTTATTGATGATGGTTCTAATCCAGACTACAACTTATATAATAACAATGGTGTTTTAAGACTTTACGATATAACAAATGCTGCTGATAGATTAGTTGTAAATACTGACGGACACATTGATGTAAAAGGTAATTTAGATTGCGAAGCTGGTATTGACGTAACAGGAAACGTAAGCGTTACAGGAACAGTTGATGGAGTCGATATTGCTGCAAGAAATACTTTATTTGGTGGCTTAACTTCTAGCTCTGGTGTTTTAACTGATGGCGTAACAGCAACGACCCAATCAGCAGGGGATAATTCTACAAAGGTAGCGACAACAGCTTACACAGATACAGCAATATCAAACCTTGTTGATTCAGCACCTAATACTTTAAATACATTAAAAGAACTAAGTGATGCACTTGGTTCGGATGCAAACTTCTCAACAACAGTAACAAACTCAATCGCAACAAAGATGCCTACGGCTGGTGGTGCTTTTACAGGTGACATAACTACTAAAAATATGACTCCCCCAAGTGGAGTTACAAATATTGATATTGGCTCTTCAAGTCTTAAATACAGAAATATTTTTGCGTCTGGGAATATAACAGTTGATGGAACAGTAGATGGTCGTGACTTAGCTACAGATGGTACGAAACTAGACGGAATAGAGAGTAATGCGACCGCAGACCAGACAGCCAGTGAGATAGTCGCTCTTGTAGCAGATCAGACTATTGCTCCTTCTACTATTGATATGGAGGACAATGAAAAAATTAAACTCGGAACAGGCGATGATTTAGAGCTTTTTCATACTGGAAGTATATCTCTAATAGATAATACTGTTGGTAATTT